CTCAAGCACCTCATCAGATCCAGGCCAATCAAGATTTTTAACCAGCGGAATAGCTAAAGCCGGAGCAGCGGACGGGATTGCCCGCACAAGATCTATCATCTGGTTAGCAGCCTCTTCTCTGCGCGTTGTGTATGATGGTCCTGTTTCGACTGTCAAATCATATTTTCCGGCTGACAAGTCAAAAACCTTTACATCACCGCTGGGAAGCGTAACCGGCCTGCCGAGCTGGACCGTTGACGGGTCTTTTCCGGATGGCCCTAGAATTCGAACCATTCGTTCGCCAGAGTATACTTTTGGTATCAGGTCAATCAGTATGCGGCCTGTATGACGTATGGCGCGGCTGACATTGTCGATATAATTAAACGTCGCAGTGTCTCCTTCGCGCTGCCTTCCAGTGATAGCAACTCCGGATGTTTCGTTTCCAGGCGCGCCCATCGAAGCGTCGAAGAGTCCTGTCACTGCCTGAATATCGGCAGCGCTTTGCATCGCCTCTTGAATCAACCCTGCAGGAGGGCCTGCGTATGGCTGTCTTTCTGGTGGCACTTGACCGTCATACTGGATGTATGGGAATGCGTTTACGTTAGCAAGCTGCCACTTTTGCTTGTCACTGTTAAAAGCTCCAACAGGCCCGATGAACGGAGTTTTAGGGGATTGAAGAAGAACCTCGACCGTAGTTGACCTTGCGACATTGTATGACCTGCAAGGGTCTTTCATGTCTCTAACTATCCCTTTCCAGTACCGTTTTCCTTCAATATTTGCTTCCTGACCATAAACCGGACAAATGGGGATTATTGATCCAGCCCAGACGTTTGTCTCCAGTATTTCTGCGCCGGTTATAATGCGCTGCGTTACTTTATGAGACTTTACTTTGCGATCTCTCGTTACAGTTAACCCTATAGCAGAAATTATCTCTTTGTTGGATAGATACGTCTCCTCATCAAGTATTGTTCCGTCACTAAGCTGTACAATGCCTTTGTAATCTTCATCACGAGTCCACCACTCCGCGATCAACAAATCATCTTTTGCAACCCACGAGTCATTGTTTGCGTCATATCCGGTAGAGCTCCAGTCAACCTGTTCAGCTTTTTTCCACTGTTTTTGAAAAGCCTCTTTTGTTATCCGCTCCACTACAAAAGCCACATTCCAATCGCTCCCGTCTGCCTCCTGTGAATGCGGATCTCCAAAAACTGAGAATGGGTTGTAGATCGGTTTTATGCGCAGATCAGTGTCGAAAGTGTCGTCATCTGAATCGACAATATCAACCATCCAATATCCAAACCCACCCGTTACACTGCAGTCCACTGCATTGTCGTATGCTATGTCAGCATTAGACGAGTACTGTATATTTTGTATCAACCCATTGTAGATATTGGCCGTAAGCGGGTCAGCTGCATCATCAGAGGGATGTACTTTGATGCTTGGCTTATTTTGCCGTGCCTCATTGACGATCTGATTAATGATCGCTGTCGTCTTGTTGATCGTAAGACAAGGTCTACCGTCAAGCTCGCGTTGCCTTCTTGCAGATTCCGGCCACTGCTCAGCGAGTTTCGAAAACCGCATGTCATCAAGAGCCTCTGCGCGGTTATCGTGCTCGACATCTTCGCAAAGCTGAAATATTTTTTTTGCGTCCTCGATGAGCTGCGAGTCAGTAGCCATATATCCATAAGTTGATTTAAACGAAAAATCAACACGTAAGTGAACTATTCCGCGCGATAAAATATTTTTTTGAAAATCATCCCATCCACCCCACAAAAGCAGGCGAATAATCATCTTGTGGTATTCCGGTTGACGCTATCCTTAGTCCGGACATGATGGCGTACCGTGTGGCATCCATAAGATGATCGTTATCCTTGACAATGCGCCCCTTGTCGTCACGACGGTACATCCGATACTCTTGCCGCCATTGCTGGCATGAGCGGAAAACCTTGAGTCTACCAGAACTCAGTCGCTGCCAAACCTCATACAGGCCAGACTCCACTGCATTGTCTGCAGGAGTCAAAGACAATCCCAGGCTCCGGTAACTGTCAATCAGGCTGCTCCCGTCGTGCTGTGATCTGCCTCTTGCGGCAGGGTCGATAACTCCCTGCGTTACTTTGCGCGATCTTATCCCATCCGCATGTATTGCTGGCTCCGCTTGCCCCCTATAGTACTCAGACCAGATATACGCGATATCGGCTTGCTTATCGACCGCCAGGAAAACAGCCGCAGTACGATTCCATCCGACATCAAGACCGTAGACTTTTGGCCAGTCCTCCGGTATTGCGAAATCATCGACAAAGACATCCGTTTCCGGCACTGGATATATCGCTCCGCTACCAATGTGCGGGATACCTTTTGTGCGGGCCTCCACGAGATGAGGTTCACACTGTGTCAGCATGCGCTTTTTTTCCGCCTCAGTCAGATGGGGCGCATCATCCCATCCCGCCATGACGAGCCCTTGATCTCCTCTAATAACGACTCTCTCGTCACGGTACCCATCCGGCATGTACTGCATGACGATTGGTGTTAAGCCTTTAAGCGGGGTAAAGGTCTCTATAAGATGCCCTCCGGTTGTCATGAGCCGGATAATGCACTCCGATCTTATACCCTCTGTCGCTTCCTCGTCTAACCAGATGAGGTCTTTTTCCGTCCCCTGAAAACTCTCTCTGCCCTGTTCGTAGCTTTTAAACCCAATCTCTGACCATCCCCCTGAAACATGCTTGATACGTGCTGTGTCAATCGCCCCCGTGCCGTTTTGTCGATATCTAATCGTTCCGATGGTGTCACCAGGTATCAATCCTTCGCCGATACTGCCAGCCGATCCCATGAGTTTGCGCTGTATGATCTCACGCACAGCTTCCATAGTCTCTCCGGCCACCCACACGCGGACTTGAGACTGATATCTCTTACCCTCCCACCATGTCGGATATCTACCGGTGAGATGCACGGACACTTCATACGCCCCTGCACCTTCAGTCTTGCCGACACGATTAGCAGCCATAAAGCACCGTATCGAGCACTGAGAGCCGAGCCTAAAAAATGCTAGTTGTTGCTGATAGAGATCGCGCCTCAGGGTACCGGTATCGGGATAGTATGCGGATATGCGGTTACGTCTCTTACGTCGCTCTATCTCCGTGGTAACTTTGATCAAAGTCTCTTTTGCTTCGCGCTCCGTCATATCTTGCCGCCAGCTTTAAGAGCTATGATAGCGTGATCGAGCATCTTATCGAGCTCATCATCACTCTTTGTCGATAGCGTTACATCAGCGCTTATCTGCTGCTTGTCAGTCCACATCGCTAGATGCTTGCCGAGTAGCTCTGCGCCTTTTAGCACTGCGGCGGAGTCATACTTATATTCCCCCGTCACGTTGCCGTCTTTGTCTTTGACCGGCTCAGACTGCTTGCAGCGCTCAATTGTGTCTTGTATCGTAGTTAGTACGTATTCGGCTGTTATTTGCGTCGATTTTGCACGCTCTTGCTTGAGGGACTGAATCCTTGCAGTGACTATATTTTTTCTTAGCAGCTGCCACCCTATGATCGCATGGCTTTTTTCCGAGTATCCAGCCCGCAAACTTGCTTGAGATGCGTTCAGATCGACAAGGTATTCCCTGCAAAACATTTCCTGCTTTGCAGTTAGCTTATTTCCTTGCGATGGTTTTTTTGCGCCTGGTTTGATCATGCTCTATCTTAAGCAGCGCTCGACACAATCCAAGCGACAATAATCTTTTCTCCTCTCAAAAAATATTACGCTACTTTTCCTAAAAATCTTTTATTTCTGAACATTATTTTGCATTATTTTATGTCTCAGCTTGCATCGTAAGAAAATAATGTGCATATTTAATGAGTGGGTATGACAAACAACAAAACGGAGATTTAAAATGACACAGACAAAACTTTACACTATACAGGATTCAGAAGAATATCCTGTACCAACTCCAGAAGGGGATGAGTTGGTAGAAAAGCTAAATGGTCTTGACTTTAATGATTTTTTTGCGGGCAACGTTAAGCGTGAAAACGGGAAAATCATGTTTGACGGCATGCCTTTTGATTCCGTGAAGCAACTGCTTCAGTTTTGCAAAGAAAAAGGAGCTGTAATAAAAACTGTCGAGCGCGATAATCCTAAAGATTGGAGCGATGAGTTGAATATGCTTGAATATCAGGTGCGCGTAGGGGCTTCTAATTTGCCTTGGGTAGCAAAAAAACTCACAGAACAACGTGAAGAATTCTGGAAAGACCCTTCTGCACATAAATGAAAGCCTGCATTAAAATAGAGGCTATCGGAGAAAACATATTCCAAAGCATCGATAGGTATCGTTGCTTTGGAACAATGGCAGATATTTTTTCAGTACCGAAATCATACTGGGTAGCAAAGATCACGGGATACTGTTCTGAGTTTGACGGATTTAAACGTGAGTTTGTTCATGGGAATCGGGATTACGCAAAAGCTAACGGCAACGGAAGCCGCGGAATTTATGTCACTTACTTTCTTAATCCAGGACTCTATGAGGTAAAGCAAAAAACGTCATGGAAAAATACTGAAAGATACTTCTGTATGGTCACAGAAGAAGGAGAAATCATAAAGATGGACAAACCGGACATTGAGAAATGCCTACTAAAAAAGTGTTAGGGAAGAATGTTTTTGTTGCCGCAATAGACAGGGTAAATTACATCTTCGACAACTTCCCAAAGATTTATGTGAGCTTTTCTGGCGGTAAGGACAGCTCAGTAATGACGCATATTGTTGCAAGTGAGGCGCGTAGGCGTGGGGTTAAAATCGGGCTATTATGCGTAGACCTTGAGGCGCAATACAGACTTACGATGGATCATGTAGCGGAGATGTACGAAATGTATGCGGATGTCATTGAGCCTTACTGGGTTGCATTGCCGTTAAATCTCCGCAATGCTGTATCTCAGTATATGCCGCAATGGAAGTGTTGGGATGTCGAAAAGGCAGATTCATGGGTACGGAATCCGCCAAAAATAGCAATTACTGAAACACACAAATTCCCGTTTTTCCATGACGGGATGGAGTTTGAGGAGTTCGTTCCAGCTTTTGGAAAATGGTACTCCGAAGGGAAGCCATGCGCCTGCTTTGTCGGTATACGGTCAGATGAAAGTCTTAATAGGTGGCGCACAATATCGGGCGGAAGAAAGCAGATGTCTGATGGTCATAAATGGACGACGTGGATCGGCGACAGCGTATTCAATGCTTACCCGATTTATGACTGGAAAACTGAGGATTTGTGGACGTTCTCAGGTAAAACGGGATTGCCATACAATAAACTTTACGACCGCATGTATCAAGCAGGGCTAACCCTACACCAGATGAGAATCTGCCAGCCCTACGGAGACGACCAAAGGAAAGGGCTATGGCTGTTTCATATCATCGAGCCAGAGACATGGGGTAAGGTTATTGCAAGGGTAAATGGGGCAAATCAGGGGGCTTTGTATGCCCAAGAGAGCGGAAATGTCCTTGGTAATCGGATTATCAATAAGCCCGACAATCACACGTGGAAAAGCTTTGCATTCATGCTTCTGGACTCTATGCCAGACAAGACAGGAGACCATTATAAAGACAAGATAGCTGTGTTCCTGAAATGGTATTCAGATCGTGGATATGAAAGGGGTATCCCAGATGACGGCCCCATGGATAAATCAGCTCCATGCTGGAAAAGGGTATGCAAGGCTTTATTGCGGAATGATTATTGGTGCAAAGGATTAAGTTTTGGGCAGCACAAAAGCGAAGCTTACGAGAAGTATAAAAAGTTAATGAGAAAAAGGAGGTCGGAATGGGGGATAATATAGCCTTAGATTTCGGTGAAGTTCCTGATTGGGTGAAAGGTCATCCTGTATCAAAGGTGCAATGGGTGCCGATTGACAAGGTGCACGCGAACGATTACAACCCTAACAGCGTCGCGCCGCCAGAAATGAAGCTTTTGAAGCTGAGCATTGAGAATGATGGATATACTCAGCCCATTGTAGCATGGGAGACTGAAGAGGGCTTATATGAGGTTATAGACGGGTTTCACCGGCACAAGGTCGGGCGTGATTTGGGGCTATCTCACTTGCCCGTTGTTGTGGTAAATGCCGACAGACAAGAGCGCGGTGATAGAATAGCCTCAACGATACGACACAATAGAGCAAGAGGAAAGCACCAAGTGGGAGCAATGAGCGATATAGTACAAGAGCTATCCCGTAGGAATTGGAGCGACGCAAAGGTTGCAAAAGAGTTGGGAATGGAGCCGGATGAAGTGTTAAGATTGAAACAAGTATCTGGACTTGCTGAACTCTTTGCTGATAAAGATTTTTCCGAGGCATGGGAGGTTGAACGATGAATTTTACCATCACGGAGGCGGAGGTAATCCGCCTCACGGGATACAGCCGGCAGCAGCTCAGGAGGCTGCGGCAAGGCTTCGCGCAAAATAAAGGAGGCAAGGAGTACGTTGCAGATCCGGTTTTGCGACAGGGCATTGACTGGCAACGTTATGGCAGGGCAGTACTCTATAATGATTGCGTTATCGGGTTACTGATGATTCGAAAAGATGGAGCGTGATAGCACGAAAAACATAAATTTCGAATTTAAAAATGAACCGTATGTAAAAAAGCATGCTTTTTAACCGGAAATAATTTTTTTACAAAGGTTTTCGCATGCTTTTAGTTCTTCATGGAGTGCCTCAATGCTCTTTATGATCTTTCTTCTTCTGTAAAATATTTCAGCGCGATGTATCTCTTTCCGCGCCTTGATCTTTCTTGAAATATCACGGATAACATCTTCTCGTGAGCTCCCTTTCGTGATTATTTTTGCGTTATTGATTGAGCAGGTAGCAGTCCAAGAGTAGATATGAGACCTGCTTTTGATATCGCGGGTCTTTTTACCCAAGAGACAACTTTGATGTCGGTATTCGCCATTATGCTCGATAACGACGATCTCAGTTTCAATATTAATCGTTTCAGGCATGTTTTAAGCTATCTTTTTTTGCTTAACCACTACTTTGTCATCCACCAACCTGTTTTTGCCTCCTGATGCCCTTCCTGTGCGTTATACGCTATTTTATAGCCTTGTCTGCAGGCACTAATCCGTTGCGCTGTGAAAGTTGTGCTCTATGATCTCCGAAATTACCCTTTCGAGGAATTCAACAGTATGCACCTCCGCTTGAATATGTTTGTATCCAAATAAATCGCCCAAACGATTGATTGCTTCCTCGTGTTTATCAAATCTTCTTGTAATTTTTCCTGTATTGGCAGCTTTAATCACGCCCCTCATATCTCCATCTTCTCCGTTCATCATCTCGTCCCCCATTTTTTAAGGTTGAACTTCTCAACATCCTCCCGCCTTGCGAACCGAGGGTTATCGTGACCTAAATCAATCGGCTCGTAATCTGCAAAAACCAGCTCCCCTTTATCGTGAGCTGTGCATATCTGCGCATAAGTCAGTGCTGTTTTATCGTACTTAATAAAATTTGCGATGTTTGGTATCTTTCCGTACCCCTCATAGTTATCGATCACAAAGTTAACAGCATCCATCATGCGTCGATCCGTGAACCCGTTTTCAGCAAACCGATCTTTCAGTATTTCAGTTTGATCTGAACTCCATCCAGGGAAAGCCTTAACGATCTTTGCGGTAACATCAGCAACTCCTTTCTTCGTTCTCTCCCCTGCATAAACTGAGATAAAGCATCCGTCAGGCGTATCGGTCATCGTCGGCGATACTTTGCATGATTCCCGGTAAATCTGCATGTGTGATTGGCTGTTGATATCCAAGTGTTCCATTGCGCTTGACATGTCCATTTGCGTTTGAATAATTTGTTTTTGAGTTTACCATCCACTTCTTTGCTGCAGATGTCCAATTCCGCATTTTTACCTTTCCACACATCCAGCCATTAGCGTCGTAGTGATACCAAAACTTTCCTGCTTCTTCGTTTGTGCTTCCGTTTTCTGTAAAAAAAGAAGCAGTCTCTTTTTTATCAGGAGCGAAGAACGACTTTTTTCTAACACTATCGATAGTAAGAGTCTTCTTTATTGGTTTATGGTTAATGGTTAATGGTTTATGGTTAGGGTTCGATTCGCTTTCAGTTGGCAACCCAGTGGGTTCCGGTTGGGTTTTTATTTCCTTCTTAGGCCTACCACCCTTAGCTCCGTTGTTTCTGTTCGCCTTTGCTTTTTTACCATAACCTTCAATCTCTTTGGCGCATCTCGGGTGAAACCACCCGTTTTCGGTCTCAACGAAGAAGTCTTTTAATACTCTGGCTATCACTTCGGTATCCACTCGTAACCGACGTGAAACCCAGTGGGTTTTTAATGGGATTTCAGATTCGGTATCGTAATACATATCAATCAAGCGCCGGTACGCAATGTCCTCTTCATTGCTTAAGTGAGCAGTATTTGATCGGTAATCTCCGATATGAAATTTGTAGTAATGCATGATTAAAACATCCCTTGAATAATAAAAATGAACATACCATCAACAGGTAGCTGTTGGGTAATAAGACTGGTCTTTGAGACCGGAGGGAATCCCTCTGTTGATAGCACGTTCATAAAATTCATATTGTCAAATTATTTAAGTCAGCTACGACTCTCATTAATCCATCATAATAAATAATCCCATCAACAAAAAACATTTTTACCCCTGTAACGCTGAGTTTGCCATTATTCAAAATATTTCTGTTCTGTTGTTGGAGTTATTTTCACATAAACCCCAGGATTTTCGGAATATCTTTTCATAGTTGCCGTGTACCACTCCCATTGAGTAATCCGCCTGTGGATGGTTATAAATCCGTCGTTATCGGTTGCCATTTAGTAGAGCAAAAGATTTTTAGGTTTGTTTATCAGCTCCTTGAACCCGTTATCCCAAAAGTAAACTCCATCCATCGGTATAATTCCGCACTCTATAGCTGCATTTCTTGCCGATTCATGGTCTTTAAAAAACAACGGGAAACCGTCTAACAAAACAATCTGGTCAATATGGTTTTTGATGCAATAAGTGTCATCTCCGCCAACGTTATGGTTTATCCATCCGCGTTGAGATGTGATGTAATTCGTGTCGAAATTTAAGGTAAGTTGCATCATATCTTATTTTGTTTATCCGGCAAATAACCATCCTCTTCTGTTGGAATTATTGTGATATAAACACCAGGGTTTTCTGCATACCTTTTCATAATAAGAGCCCTTGAAATCAAGCTGTCATCATACCAGAATATCCCGTTTAGTGCATCCCCAATAAATTTATAAAGATTGTCACAGTCGGGCTTTGATGAGTGATAAAACGGCGCAGAATCCTTCAACCCTTTTTTACAGTAATGTGATTTTGGTCGCGGAAACCGGAACTCCATTATTACTGTTAATGGTTGACGGAAAGGCTTATCAGGCTTGTGTTTATCGGCCATAACGGAAAAACTGTACTTCGCTTCTGCGCTCGGATCAACCTGCACGTTAAAGCCTGATTTTGACCTGAATGTTCGGTGCCTTTTTAGGGCCTCCGGCTTCCCTGGTACGAAGAATTCTATCAATTTAACCTCCCGTTTTTATCCACAATTACGCAAAATCGCCACCATGAATATACCGTATGATTGCGCTGTTTTCTGCGCTCGAAACTCAACGAAGAGCCGTAGTTTGGAAGCCAAACAAAGTGAATCATGATCTTAGTTTAGAGTGTTAAAAACATCACAACCTTCTTGCATCGGAACGAGATAATAGTTGTAGAAAATCCTGTGATAAAAGCCGTTGATCGGAACGACAATCCAGTATATCCTCGTGGGAATGTCAATCATTCTGCACATTCCTTATCGTTTATCGCTTTTTCGAGCTTAATTCTTGCCTGATTTATGTGTGCTGAAGCATCAAAACCTTGAATATCTCTCTCAAAAAGCCATATCTTTTGTACTCGCTGAAAGACAAACAACACATCATTAAGCTCCTTAATCACAGACAAAGCATCACCTTTACCTTGCGCATATCGCTGCACTGCAAAGTGTAATTCACCCGTCTCTTCCTGGAGTTTATGGATAGCTTCTGAAGGGCCGAGAATTGATATCGCGCGCTCATGAATAGTTTCGTCTTGCTTCATTGTTTTTATGTTTATTCTGCGTTAGTGATCACCAAAATTACCTTCTCTACATTTTTTGTGTACAGATCATCAATGGCCGAGTTATATTCAGAGTCAGTAAGGTTTGCATCAAAATAAAACCGATCGGCTATATCCTGACGAATGTCGCATTCTTTTGTATAAATCTTCTCATCGCTGGTATACCAATCACTTATCTTTACGTCACGCATATAATGGCCTATGTATCCATCATCGACAAACTCATCGCACCGGCTCAGAAAATGAATCTCGAAATCAGGGTATTTTGCAGCAAGATCATTCAATCGGCTCAAAAGTTCTCTTTGTTGCATCTTCCCCTCCGATCTATCTCATCGTTTAGCATCACAGCAAGCTTATCTTTTTCAGCCTTTATTTCGTTGATGAAATAGCTTCCTGGATAGCACAGCGACTTAGACCTGTGGTGATAAATAATCCTATGCCGACCGCTTACAGTGCATTCCCTGTTTGAGATATTCGTGTAAGACAACTCATAACTTGGAAGAGGAAACCTTGTAACCTCGTCAAGAAAATCAGCCATGCTTTTTACCCTTTGGCCTCGTCTAAATCGCAAATTGTTCGCTTGAAAATCATCATAATTGACTGAAGAGAGAGTCTTCTTTTGTGTTTTCACTGGATCCTGAAACCCCAACATCCGGTACATCCTGTTTATGTCGTCCTGACTCATAAACCCTTTTCCATCCGTGATAATAACTGTCACCGGATTGCCTGACGGCTTGCAGTCATTATGCACATCTCTAAATGGCGTTACCTCTCTGTAAGTCTTTCCTATTGCGTAGTCACTCATTTTCGAAAATGTTTAATGTTCGCGATTCATGTTTATTGACAGCTTCCTGCATGTGATCAAGCATTTTATCGGTCTGCGTCTCGCTACTCACGATCTCGTCACGATTCAGCATGAGGGAAAATTTTACTTGATCTCGTTCCGGTAATTTTGCGTACAATCTCAAATACTCCTGCTCTTGTTGTTCTGTCATACCAACCCCTCTTTATTTTGCGCGGCTTCAACGCTTTTTCTTGAGTCAATCTCTTTATTAATCCAATCGATTATCTTTGTGCCGTCTGCAGTCCCCGCTTCGATCTTTGCGTCTATCCCTGCGCGCTCTTTATCAGTGATTACGTGAGACTTGTACAATTTTCTGATATACTCTGCCTGTTTTGCAGTACAGAAAGATTTTTCCGTTTGTAACGGCTCAGGTGATTGATCTGGAACTTTATCTTTTGATGCTTTCGCTTTGTTTGTCTTTTCATCTTTATTGTCATTATTACCCGAAGCGGCATTTCCATCATCGTCATCAGTTACAACTCCCGCCATTGATGCAAGCAAATACCTTCTGCCATAAGTAATAGCGGAACCTATTCCTTGAGGGTCACGCTTCGCAGGGACAAGCCGTAACGAACTCTCTACCCATTGTCCCGATGAATGGCATAGTCTGCATGTGACGGTTATAGAATCAGCATCTGAATCTGTTCCCTGAATAACGCATAGCCCGTTTGATGTCAACGGGATTTTGGCCACATCCCACACATCTGCCAGATCAGCATACTTAGACTTAAAGTATGGGTTATCGCTTGCCTTCTTAGCGTTATGCATTTGTGCCTGAGCCTTTGATAGTGCTCCATATATCTCAGTTACTATCTCACTCGTTATCAGTGCCATCTTCACCCCCCCGTTTGGTTGTTATAATGTCATCCGCCTGCTCTATAGTCTTGTCCTGATCGTCAGGAGTAAACCTGTCCGGAAGAGCACCCCAAAACGAGGTGCTCATTTGCCGGTCGATCATCCTTTCGTAGCTGCTCATCTTATAGTGAGGGAGTTTTTTGAAGTCACTTCTATGTATTCCGGAACATCAAAACCCTTATTAAACTCTTTTATTGCCGAAATCGACGGTTTGAAAACAAACTCAGCAAGTTTATTCGATACTAGGTACTTTTGCGTAAGATTATTAATGTCATCTTTAACCTTCCAACTGTCCGTTACCCTAACTGAATAGTTGTGCTTTAATGTCTTAACCTTTGTCTCTCCGAGCTCAATCATTGCTTGCAATACCCGTTCACGCGCCGAATCAGAAGCGTTTATCATCGTTTTTGCTCTCTTAGTGTACTCTTCTGCCAGTCCTTTTAAGTATTCCGCTTGACCCTTGCAGTAACCTATCCACTCGGTATATGCATCAAGTTTATCCTTAAGGGAGGTTTCGTTATCCTCTATCAGTTCGATAATCTCAACAGTCAATTCACCGCCAGCATCAAAAAGTAATTCTTCCGCAAGGTGGTGGCGCATTACGATTGAATTGAGCGTTCGTTTTTCCTGTGGTTGTTGGTTTTCCATTTTTTCCGTATTATTTATTGTTGATGTTGTTTCTATGAGTCTGTTGCTTGAATCAGCAGGCTAATGGCTTTTCCTCATC